TACGTTTATGTTATTCCAAGCTCTGGACCAGACCCCGCTTGGGGAAGAGCAGCCTTTGCAACAGCCTTCGCAATAGACTTCCTCTATGAGGCTTACTCCGCCAAACAATTCGAAGACAGGAAAACAGCTATTTACAACAAGATTGTTGGACTTGCTGACTGGCTCTTAACACAACAGTGCACAGACCCAGCTAAGAAGGCTTATGGCGGTTTCAAGAGCAATGAGAACAGCACATACTATTACAGTGTTGACGCTTGCCGAGTTATTCCCTCACTCTTAAGAGCTTATGAGCTGACAAATGATGCTGACTACTTGAATGGTGCAAAACTCGCTGCTGATACATTTCTCAGAATTATGCAGGACCAACAAGCCTATGGCGGATTCGCAAGAGCCGTCACAATTGAGGATGCTTGGCTTCTACAATTGGATGTGGAATGCCTTTATGGGCTTATCGGCTTGAAGATGTTGGCTGAAAAGTATGATGTGGCAAACGCAAGCCTATACCAAACAATAATGTCTAAAGCAGTAAACTTTCTGCGCGAAGGCTTTGAAAACCTTTGGCTCTATTACGACCCAGCGGATTCAAAGTGGCATCGTGTAGGGCTATCGGAAAATGAGGTTTACGATGACCCATTAGCCTACGCATTAATAGGCTTATACGATTATGAAGGCTGGAGCCTCTCATGCCAGAAAGTCTACAACTTTATCAATACAATCAGAGCCTCAGCACAATATCCAGCCTATAACCCTGCCATTTGCTGGGCTGGCTACATAGACGTTATAACACGGTTTCCAGCATGCGACTATTACGATGCGGTTACAAGCGGAATCCTCTGGAAAATCCGTAAAAATCATGATAAGCCAAGCCTTGCCTTCAGCAAACAAGTCATAGAAAAGCATCAAAACGAGTTCATGTTCTGGGGCGCCAAACACACCAATTACAGTTATGTTGAGAACAAGCAGGCTATGGCTACAGTCTGCTGGCTTGCACAGTTATTCATAAACTATGAAGAGCCACAAACACGCTTCACAAGGATTCTGCGTTCAAAAGGCGAAAACATAACGCTCTATCCAATCAGAGAAGCAGTCGAAACAGTTTCTTACGGCGAAGGCATAGACATACCTGCAATCGTTTCGCCAACCCGAGTTGAAGAAATGCTCATAGAACCCGGCTACATGGTAAACGACTACATCAGCGTTTACACTTTTGCACCATTAAGGCAACATGACAAGATAAGACGGAAAGGCGTAGACTACGAGGTTTTAGGCGTTCAAGCCCTCGACTTCCAAGGCGAAACAGCCTATTTTAAAGCAAATTGTAGGAGGCTCGTGGGGCAATGAGCGAAGTTGAGAATCCTGTTGACACGGTTGTCAGACTTCTGAGCAAAAACATGTGGGTTGTCAAAGAAGATGGTTCGCTTGCCTCCATACTCGTAAGCCGAGAATGGTACGACCGTGAGCTTTTCAAAAACTACGACGGACAAATAACTGTTGGTCTTGCGGAAAGCAGAGACGCAAAAATCGACATGAGCGGAAGACTTCGCAGACGTGTAGGCAGCTTACGTGTCAATGTTTGGAGCCAAGACATGCTTACACGCCAAAAAATGGTTGAAGAAGTAAACCGCATTGTGAGGCAAAACCGCAACAAGCCAAATGAGACACTTTATTATTTTAGAGGTGTTGGGCAAGCTTCTGGAAAGCATAAGGCTTATAGTGTTGGGGCTTCAGCAGAGCTTGCTCCTGGACACGCAAACTGGGTTGAGTTATCCGACTTGGATTATCAGAAAATCTGGTACAGCGATGACAACCGCCATTCAAAAAGCCACAACATAAACGGCGAATACGCCTTAATGCTTTTCCGCTTCAAAATTGATTCTCGAGAAAAGACCGTAAAGAAAGTTGTTTTGGCTTTTGAGGGCTATGGCACTGCTCCAGCAGGAAACGGCGTAACCATCAAGGTTTGGAATCACGTAGCCTTAGCGTGGCAAAACGCTCAGCAAGGAACGGGTGGAGCAGACGAAACAATCAGCATAACGCTCACGTCAAGCTTGACAGATTACATCGATGATTCTGGCTATGTTTGGCTTCTGGCAAGAACCACAAACCCAAGCGACGGCACAACTCCAGCAGTTCTCTATTGCGATTATGCATGTTGCACGGTAACCGTGAACGGAATCACCTATCTGGACATCGTTTCTTACCGCGACGCAGACCGTGTTGACGTTAAACCCTTCATTTTCAGAACCGAGGTCACTCTAAAATCATGGTCCTTCGAAGATATCGGAGGCGTATTCTAAAATGGTTGAAACCTACCGGGCGCATGAAAGCCGCATCTACTACGTTGAGGAATCTACTTACGGACAGACACCAGTAAATCCAGCGATGCTGGGCGTTCCAGCGGAAAACATTGACCCAGCCATAGACCCATCAAACATAAAGGTTCGTGGAGTAGGCAGCATAGACCTGCAAGCCATCAAAAAAGGACTAAGAAACGTCAGCCTAAAAATCGCTTATCCACTGCCAAGCGAAGCACCAATAAACTTTCTCCAAAACGCCAAAGCGGAGCTGAACAAGTCATTAAGCATCCAAGTCTTGTATTACAAGGGAATATTCGCTTCAGCAACCGACATCATATCGCTTCTCTACACTGGCTGCAAATTCCACAAGGTAACAGTTGAATGCAGTATAGAAGACATTGTCAAGGCTACGGCAGAGTTGATTGGACAAGACTTAGCGGTTGGAACAGCAAAGATAACAGGCGCCACATACGCAGACTATTCGGGAGCAGTGCCATTCTACGAAAGCTACGTCAAAAAAGGCACAACAACCCTCGACCGTGTAACAGACTGGAAATTCACAATAGAAAACAACCTAAAACAAGTGCCAGTCATACGCACAACAAGCGGCTACCTACTAAAGTATCTGCCTTACAGACACCGCAACCTAACAGGCGAAATAACCTTCGAGTTTGAAAGCAAAGAGGAATTTGACGATGTAATTAATGATGCGTCTTTTGATTTGGAGTTTGGATTAGGCGGGTCAAACAAGGCGGTCTTTTCTGGTTGCAAATGGGAAAATGTGTCCGCACCAGCACGCATTGAAGATTTAGTTTCATGCAAGGCTGATTTCGTAGCCAGAGGTCCAGTAAACATAAGCTGAGGCGATTAAAATGGCTGTGGAAGTTAGTGTTTTGGAAAATTTCGGGCGGGAAGCTGAACTGCGCAAGAAGTGGCTTCAGATGTGGGAAAGGCTTGGAGTTCGCATTCTGAAACTGCCGAAATGGATGCAGGAAATCGTATTGGAAGACGTGAACACCGCCATCAAAAATCGTTTAGCCATCATGGAGATGATTCAAAATGCGAAAAGAAACCATTGAAATAGACGAGCGCTTTGGAAGGGAATATGCTGGAAAATACGTTTTCCAAGAGATAACTTGGGCTAAGCGCAACAGAATAATCCAAAAATACACACGTTACAGCCAACAAACGGGACAAGTCATCGCAAGCGATTACGTGGCTATTCAAGCAGAAACCATTATGGCTTCGCTTAAAGAACAGCCACCAAATAAGCCCATAACGTTGGAGAAGTTGTTAAGCGAAGAAGACGGCATACCAATAGAACTCGGCGAGTTGTTCAGTCAAATAGTGAACAAGCTTACCAGCGTGAGCCTTGAAGAAACCGCTTTTTTATCAGAGCCATCCGAAAACAAAAACCAAATCAAACACTCACAGAGTTTCGCCTCTGCAAAGAGTTCGGGTGGACACCAAGGCAACTCGCTAAACAGCCAGCAAAAACAATCGAGCAATTCGTCGTCATCCTCAACGAATTAGACCGTCAAGCAGAGGAGGAAAAGCAGAAGGCGGAACGTGAAGCAAAATGGCGGTCGAAATAACATGCGACATTGAAGGCATTGAAGATTTCAAGAATGCTATGCAAAGTTTTGACAGTGGAATGCAACGGCATGTGCACAGGCTTTTAGCAAGCTGGGCAGCAGACGTCAAAGCCTTAGCCAAACAACTCGCTCCAGTAAGAACAGGACGCTTGAGAAGCTCAATTTACGCAAAAATAAGCGAATGGGTTGCCGAAATAGGCGCAGAAGCCACCTACGCCCTATTCGTTGAGCTTGGCACACGCTACATGCAAGCTCAGCCTTACCTTTACCCTGCTATTCAGGAATATCTTCCGCAGCTTGAGGCTATCATCTGCGAGGCTATTGACGTAGCTAAAGCGGAGGCAGGCTTAGAATGAGTTTCAGAGAAATCGCCGTAACGATAAGGGCTGTTAACCGTGCAAGCCATGAGTTTACAAGAATACAAAGCGACGCTGAAGCCTTAAGCGTGCGTATAAAAAGCCTCGGCTCAGCCATTGCTGGTTTAGGTGCTACTGGTGCAGCCATTGGACACATAGCGCATCAGTTTGGCTTATTAAACGATGAGCAGGCTCGTGTTTTCAACTCTGCCATGATGGTTATCAGTGTTATGGGCATGTTTATGCGCACAAGCTGGGGCGTAGCCATAGCCCAAAAAGTTTATGCTGCTGCCTGCTGGGTTGCAACTGCCGCTCAGAACGCATTGAACATCAGCTATGCCACGTTTCTGGCTTTAACTGGCGTCGGAATTGCGGTTATTATTTCAGCTGCTGCAGCCATGTGGTATTTCACCAGTCAAATGAACGCAGCCACGGCAAGCGTCAACCAATTCAACGAAGCAACCAGCGCCATGCAAGCACCGTCAACCTATAGTGGACGTAACATTCTCAGAAAGGGCGAAGAGGACATCTACGCCAAGGGAGATTAGCCATGAGTGTAGATATTCCAAAAATGGCGCTTGCCTTCGGCATAGTTGCGCCTCCTCAAGGTGACGTTTTAGAAGCGAGAATCACATTGGCATGCACAGAGGAAGCCAGCAGATTTGAGGTTCTTCTGCAAAACTGGGACAAGAAATACTCTCCAGGCGAGGCTAATGCCATAAGCGTAGGTGTTGATGGTCACATTGACGTAGGCAGAGGAGTTAATTGTCCCCAGCTGATCATGTGCAAGGTTGAAGAAGTCAGGTTCATGTCTGATGCAGTTTCGCATTATGTTAAGGTTTCTGGGCGAGGCTGGGATGAAAGGCTTTTCCGTGCTCTCGTGACTAAAACCTACGCTAACATGAAGGGAGAAGCCATTGTTAAAGACCTGTTGGATTCATACGCTGGCTTAAGCCATAACAGAGGCGGAACCGAGCTTGTTGAGGACACTGACACGACTTATCAAATGCTGAAGTATGAAGACACGCCAGTCATAGACATTCTACAGTTTATTGCTGGAAGCGCAGACAAAGCAGGCGTTATCGGTTATGATTTCCGAGTTGCGCCTGACGGCAAGTTTGAGTTTTTCCCGCGCGGCTCAAAGACAAATTCCATTAGCCTCGCTGAAAAGCTCGAAAGCACCGAATATGACAAAGATATCCATAGCGTCAGAAACAAGATTACTGTTTATGGTGCACAAGATTACAAGCTGCCAAGCGATTGCGATAGCTGGTCAGACGGTCAAGCTGACTGGCTCATGAACGATGACGCTGAAGATGCGCATAACAACACTGCCTATCAACTCGTAGGCGAAGTCACATATGACCCCAGCCCAACAGCCAAAATTATCATCGACGTCGTTGAGCTTCAATGCAGAATGAGCGGTGGTTCGGGCAAATACAAAATCACGTATCAGAAGGAAGGTGAAGCTGAAACCGTTATTGTCACTGACCAAGCTTTCACCAACACTGAGTATCAGTTGAAGCAGCACATCCTTACTGGCGCTAACCGAATAATTGGAGACATAGGCAAAGACGTAACCATAAGGCACTACACGCTTACAGATAACGCAGCTGACACAGTTTATTCAAAGAACCACAGAGCAGTCGGAGACATCATTTACGGAGATTGGCTGGCTACTGAAGGCAAACTCTATTTTGAAACAGCCACGAAAATGGTTGGCAACGGAAGCATCAGATGCTACTGCGACGGCGTCTATAACTGGGGAATCCTTCTGCTGAACCTTCCTCAAGAAGCTGACTGCACAGGATTCACATTTCTCGATTTCCGCATCTACTTGGACAGCAGCCGAAACGGTAGCCTCAATCTTCTCTTGTATGATTATGCTGGAAAATGGGCTTTCAAATACTTGACTTTGGCAGTTGGCGAATGGGTCAGCATGCACGTGCCATGCAACCAAGCAAACGCCAGTGAATGGGCTGTGCAATCAGGTTTTGACTGGTCGAGAGTCGCAGCAGTAAAGTTTTGGACATACGGAAACGGCTTAGGCAGTTTCTACATTGACGGTTTCAATTTTAATGGCGCCTTCTTTAAAGCCACACAAGAAGACACAACAAGTCAAGGGCTATATGGAAAGCGAGAGAAAATAGAGCATGACGAGGAGCTTTACAGCAACAATGAATGTAGCCTGCGTGCAAAGGCTCTTTTAGCCTACTGGAAAGACCCAATTGAATACATGACACTCGTCTCCAGAGTCATAGACTACGGGACAACTCCTATTCTGCCAGGCGACAAGATCCACGTAACATTGCCAAACGAAAACATAGACACCGACTGGGTCGTGCTCAGCGCGGTTTATTACGTCAACGCCAAAGAACAGTATCTTGAAATCACATTAAACCTTGGACGCCAAAAGCCATTGCTCGCTGACTATCTATTTGCAGCGCGGAGAAAAACCGACCACCTAAGCCGACACAAACAACCGCGACTCATTTAGCTTACAAAGGTGCAGCAGCATGAGTGGAAAGGATAGGTTGAAGAAACTGAGGGACAAGCTTCAGAAACGAAAAGTCACAGGCGTAACAAGATGAGAAAACCCAGAGAGCTTTTCCGTATACGCCAATACGCCCGCAAATACGACCGAGAAACAGGCAAATTCATAATCAACATAAGTTACGAAACAGCAGCTCCAGAGTCAACAGAAAGAGTCGTAGGAGTTGCTGAGGGCTTCGGGCTTGGGCTTGACCAATGGCAAAAATTCGTAATCTACGACAATGTGGAGCTAAAAATAGGCCCACAAGACATTGTCTATATTACTGGCGATTCAGGAAGCGGCAAATCCGTTCTGTTGAAGGCTTTGGAAGAAGACATTCGACAAGACATGGGATTAAGTAGCATCAACATCGCAGAAATTAAGCCAGAACCAAACAAGCCACTAATCGAAACAGTAGGCAAAACCTTCGAAGAAGCCTTAGAGCTTCTCAGTAGAGTAGGCTTGAATGATGCTTTTCTGTTTCTGCGCAGTTATGAGCAGTTGAGCGATGGGCAAAAATACCGATACAAGATTGCGAAGATGATTGAAAGCAAGGCTCAATTCTGGATGATGGATGAGTTTGCAGCAACACTTGACAGAGACACAGCCAAAATAGTAGCCTACAACCTTCAAAAGCTCGCACGGCAACAAAGCAAAGCAGTTTTAGCAGCAACAACCCACACAGACCTTCTCGAAGACCTGAACCCTTCAGTGCACATACACAAGCGATTTGGAAAAGAAATAACAGTCAACTACCATCGGAACCAGCCAGCCAAAGAATGCAGTCTTGTCAGGGAAATGCGGATCACAGAAGGAACAACTGAGGATTGGCGACAGCTTGCAGGATTCCATTACAGAAGCCACAAAATAGCTGCACCCCGAAAAATCTTCAGCCTCAAACGCGGGGAAGAACTGTGCGGAGTAATCGTCTACTGCTATCCACCACCCACATCTTTCGGGCGCAGACTTGTTCTTCCAAAAATGAGCATGAAAGAGCTGAATGAGAAGCTGAGCATAATCAGCCGAGTTGTTGTACATCCAAAATACCGCACCATAGGCTTAGGAGCAAAACTTGTCAAGGAAACATTACCGTTGGCTGGAACTGAATACGTGGAAATGCCGGCTGTCATGGCAAAATACAATCCCTTCGCAGAAAAAGCAGGAATGCAGAAAATCGCCCAACAGCCACCACCAAGAGAAGCTGTAAAAATCGCGGAAACTCTTCGCCAACTCGGATTCAACACTCAACTGCTCGGAAGTGAAAAATATGTAT